CAGGTCTTCAGCGTGAACGTCCCCCCGGTGGCGGGAATCGTCACCGAGACGTGCATGGGGTCGTCCACCAGATCGCTGGCCAGCACGGCCGTCACGCTGACGATCTTCTTGAGGCCCGTGGCCACTGAATCGGCCGCCGCCACCGTGGTCCACGTGTCGGCGACGACCTTGTACTCGGTCACCCGGCTGCTCGGTGCGAGTGTGGGCGGCATAGCGTTGGTGCCTCCCCTCTCCCCGGGTTAGCCGGCGATCCGGGCGGCCAGCTCGGGGCGGACCGCCTTGACGCCGTAGAGGATGTCGTAGGCGAACCGGGTGCGCTTGTGCTCGCGTGTGACCTCGAGCCGGAGCACCAGGCCGCTGGTCTCGTCGATCGCCGTCTGGAACAGCCCCAGCCCGAACGGATCGGACGACTGCATGGGCCGCGACGCCAACGCGAAGGCGTCGCGATGGAACGCCAGGTTGACCACGTGGGTGGCCTTGAGGGTGATGGCCGTGTTGGAAGCGGGAATGGCCGCCTGCAGGCCGGGCTCGAAGGAGACGGTGCCGCCGTTGGACACGTCGGCATCGCCGGCCGTGACCACGTAGGTCTGCGTCTGGCCGGCGAACGTGATGACGTCGCCCACCAGGATGGTGCCGGTGCCGGCCGACGCCAGGGTGACGGTCTTGATCCCCAGCGCATAGCCGGCGTTGTTGGTCGTGGCGCCAGCCGCGGTGCCGGCCGTGTGGGTCTTGACGTTCTGGTCCATCAGCCACATGGCGCCCAGCTTCTCGCCGATGAAGCCGCGGATGATGCCGGCGGTGTCCCCGCGGAAGGACGCGTCGAGGAACGCGCGCAGGTTGCTCGCGTTACCCTCCGCCGAGGGGTCCAGCACGATGGCGCGCGAGTCTTGCGGGGCCAGCCAGCGGTTCAGCTGCACCCGGGCGTCCTTCCATTCGGCCGCATCCACGGCGAACGGGGTGGTGCCCGCCACGCCCGAGTAGCTCCACACGGTCTTGTAGAGATCCATCAGCGCGCCGTCCACCTGATTGCACAGCGCCTTGATGGCCTCGGACGCCTGCATGGGGACCACGTCCGCCACGGCGTCCAGCATGTCCTTGTCGGTGAGGTAGAACGGCGCCTCGAACCACTGATCCATCACGATCGAGACGCTGGTGGGCGCCACGTCCGGGGTGGACGGCGGCACGGCGGCCGGCGTCACCGCGGTGGCGACGATCGCGGACGGAATCGGAATATCGACGGTAGAGCCCTTCTGGCCGGCCAGCACTTCATAGGACCGGTTGACCAGACGGGGCATGATGGCCTGCTGCCGGAGCGCGCGGAGCCCCTGCGCGAGCAGCTTGGGGATGACGGCGGTCAGCGTATTCGGCACGGCGGAGCCCTCCCATCGGGCCCCACCGGGGCATCGCCGCGTCGGCCCGCTCCACCGGAGCGGCGACCGGAGGGGCTCACCGAGCCATCCGGCCGATCGACGCGAGGACCGCGACTGGTCTTAGTCGCGCTTCGCTCGGACGTTAACGGTTTATCCGGTGGTGCGGACCACCTCCAGCTCGCCCTTGGCGATCTTCTCCGCGTTGCGCCCGAACGTCAGGGGATCGGGGTCGATCAACTGCTTGCCGCTGATCGTGCCGCCCTGACCCATCGAGGGGGCGCCGCCCCCACGGGTCGCCCCGAAAAACGCCGGCGGCATGGTCTTGAGCCAGCCCTCCAGCGTCACTTCCTTGCCGTTTTCTTCGATCGCCTGCCCGTCCTTGGTCAGCGCCCGGATCGTGCCCTCCGCCGTGAGCCCGAATCCCTTGGTGCGGGCGCGCGCGATGACGTCCTCGGTGAAGTCGGCCAGCACGCCGGTCTTGCCGGCCGCGTCGGTCACGGCCTTGACGAACGTGCTCTCCCGGAGCGCCGCGCGCGCCGTGTCCCGCTCGGACTCCAGCGTCTCCACTTTCTTGCGGAGCGGCTTGGTTTCCTTCTCCAGCGCCTCGCGAATCAACACTTCGACTTCGGCCGGGGGCTTGGCGTCCTTGGCGGCCTTGAGCCGCTTGTAGTCTTCGACGTCCACGTCCTTGAACTGATCGAGCCGCGCGCGCGTCTCGTCCAATTCCTTGAGCACGCGGATGTTGGTCTCGCGGAGTTCTTTGGTCTTGGGATCCGCGAGGCCCTCGGCTTGCAGGACATAGGCGTCGCCGGATTCGCTGTAGTGCTCCTGCAACTCTTTGGCGAGCTTGCCCCAATCGTCTTTGCTCAGCTTGGCCTTCAACGCCATCGTGGGGACTCCTGTGCGGGACTGCGGAGGTGAGCGCGGCATGTGGAGGCGTTCACGCTGCCCACCTGTAGCATTCCGGTCGGCCGCAACGGAATCATCTAGGTGGCAAATGTCACACCGCCGGGGTGCCGTCCGCCGGCATCAGCACCCGATCGGCCTCCGCCACGTCCACCCGAATGGTCTGGGCCGGCCCCACCCGGACAATGGGGACGATGCCCTTGTCGATCCAGCGGTAGAACGTGCGGCGATCCACGCCGTACCGGGCGGCCGCGGCGCCGACGGAGGCCAGCCGAGGCGGGCTGACTACCGGCCCCGTCGCCGTACGCGCGCGGCGCATCGCGCCGCCGCCTCCCGCCACCAGTCTTGCGCCCGGGCGATCTCCCCGGGCGGGGTGCCGCACTCGCGGCCCATCTCCCCCACCATGGTGGCGACCATGTCCCCCATCGCCGTGTAGATCGCGGCGTGCGCGTGCCGGAGCAGGCGCGTGAGGAGCGCCTTCTCCGCGCGGGTCCAGCCTTTCGTGCTCACGCCGCCGCCAGCCCCCGGGTGGCCACCAGGCCTTCCGTGCATCGACAGTTGGGATGCCGGGGGGGGCCAGCGCCGCCCCCCTCGGGATACTGACCCTCGAGATCAGCGCGCTCCCCGTCCAGCGGGGCGCACAATTCGCACAGGCGTTCGTCGTCCGTGACGAGCCAGGTGCGCTCCATCCCGTCCAGCTCGTCGCCCGCCTGCGCCCACAGTTGCCGCTGGCCCTCGTTGAGCGCCGCCATCGTCTCCGTGCGCGCGATCAGCCACGCCCGTTGGCCGAGCAGCCGGTCGGCGTACCGCGCTACCAGCTCGCGCACCCGATCCATCGTGAGGCCGCGATTGGACAGCCGCTGCAGCGGCGTCTCGACCGCCCACCCCTCGGGCCGCTGTCGGAGCCGGAGCAACGACGCGCGGAACGCCTGGAGCGCGCTCTCCTGCCGCGTGGTCAAGCCAATGACGTCTCGGAGCGCCCGCGCCGTGTCGATCGGCGCGACGCCTTGCAGGATGCCGCGCGTGATGACCTGCCGAATGGCCGCCCGTGTTTCACGTGACACCTCGGTGACCAGCGTGGCGGCCCGCGTCTGCGCCCAGCGGACGGACTCGGGATTGGTCACGTCGAAGCGCCCCACCAGCCCGGCCGTGCGCTCGGCGACCGCCGCGCCCGCCTCTTGAGCATCGCGTAACTGCCGGCCCAGCGTGCGTTGGAGGGCCGGCGTTTCGGCGTCCCACGCGCGAGTGGCCAGCGTCGTGGCCTCGTCAACGCGCTGCTCGGCGATGCGCTGCCGGACCGGGTCGACGGGCACGCGCGCTCGGGCGCGCGTCGCCGCGCCCGTGATCGCGCGCGCGCTCGCGCGTTCGCGCGCGGCCGCTTGCCGACGGAGCGCGTCGCCGGAGCGCGCCATCAGGGCAGGTTCCCCGACTCACCCGCCGGCCCGCGCTCCGGCGCGCCCGATGGCTCGGGCGGCGGCTCACCCGCCGGCCCGTCCTCCTCCGCTGGCAGGCGACTTAACATGGCCTCGGCGTCAATCAACGCGCGCTCCTCCTCCTCGGTCACGCCCGGGCGCATCCACTCCCCGCGCTGGAGCAGCCAGAAAAACGTCTTCCAGCTGAATCCGCCGGCCTGCCACATCGTCAACGCCGTTTGCGCCATCGTCGACTCCATCGGCGTGCCGAAAAAGTCTTTGTTGACGGCCACGACGACGGCGTCGTCGTGCGCCCACGCGTCGTCGTCGCCGCCCCACCAGGCGTGCCAGCGGAACGCGAGCGTCAGGCCCTCGTCGAGACTGCAGGCGATCGTGGACAGCGTGGCGACGTCGCCCGCGTGGCGCAGACGCACGCTCTCGGCCGTCTCGTCGGCCAGCGGCTTCCCTTCCAGGAGCCGCGCGCCCAGGACGGCCATCTGCCGCTCCTTCTGCTCCAGCGCCTTCTCCAGCGCGCCCAAGCCCGTGCCGGTGAACTCGAGCATCCCCACGCGCGCCGCGGGGTCGATAAACGTCCACGCCATTTCGCTCCCGATGCGCAACTCGGTGGTCCCCGAGGGCACGCCGGTCACCCACGGCGTCGGCAATCCAGTCCAGTGCCGCCCGTGTTCCAGGTCCGCGGACGACCGATAGTGACTCAGGTTCACGTCGACCAGGTCCAGAATGGGCGGCTTGTCGGGCCACGCCCGGACATGGCGCGCGCCGATGCGCACGAACGGGATCGCCGCGAGCGCCTGGCCCTTGCGCTGCGGGATGATCGGCTCCTCGGCGATGAAGGGACTCCCGCTCGCCGCCGCCGGTTCGCCGAGACGCACCGGCCGCCACAGCGTGATGGTGTAGCGGCCCTCCACGAGCTCCAAGACGCGGTAGCGCGTCTCGGTCTTCTCCGTGAACGGGTCCGCCGGGTCCGGCACCGGCGTGTCTTCCTCCAGCACCACGCGCGTGTACTGAAACCGCGTCGTGCCGTCGAACCAGCGCACGGGGCCGATGCGCCACGACACGATCTGCTCCGCGCGATAGAGCGACCAGTACGGGCGCACATCGCCGTCCTGCGCGACGTCGATCAACACGCCGACACTGCCGACCGTCAGGATTTCGTCGATCACGTCCAGTTGCAGCGCCTCCCACGACGTGCCGCTCCGCGTGAGATCCAGCAGATCGCGCTCGACGGCGAGCGGCACTTCGAGCACCGCCGGCTTGCGGAGCATCAGCCCGGTCAAGCCCTGCACGGTCCGCTCCGTCGCCGGGTAGAACAGCGCCCGCAGCAGATACGCGCCGTAGCTGGGGAGATCCTGCCCGCCCAGCTTCGGCAAGTACGTCTGCTGCACGTCGGGCGCCTTGATGCGATCGGTGCCTCCGACGCAATCGCGACAGCGTTTCCATTGGCCTTGGCGGAGGGCGTACTGCGCGTGACGGCTGTTCACCGGCATGGGGTGGCTCTCCCTGCTCTCACAACCCGCTGACGCGAATCATGGCGACGCCCGCCGTGAGCGCGCATTTGTTGAACGCCCCGGCGGCGGCGATGACCTGATCGTCGTGCCCGCCGTCCGGGAACGCGTGACACTCCGCCAGAAACGCCTCGTTCCACGGGCCGGCCACGAGCGCGACGTTGCCGGCTTCGACCTGCGCCGCCAGCGGCCGCGTCCGGTCGAGGGGATCGCCCGTGACCTTGTCGGCGCGGACGGCATAGCCCGCCAGCGCCCGGACGGTCAGTTGCGCCGATTCCTTCCCGCCGGAGCCGGGCTCTTGCTCCACCCAGACGAGCGTGCCGGCCGGATCGCTCGCGGCGCATTGCAGCATGACGCGCTCCCGGTGGAACGCCGACCACTGGCCGCGCACGACGTCCTCGATGACCCACGTCCCGTCGACGCGTTGCCCGAGCCGCACGCCGGCCGTGTAATCGGGGTCCGGGCTCGTCGCGCTGACTTCGGTGGCGGCCTTGTCCCAATAGCGCACGCGCGTGCGGAGGTCGGTCGGGGCAGTGGGCAGCGTCTTGAACCAGGCGCGGTTGAGCACCCGCCCGGCCGTGGGGCGGATGTTCCAGTTGCCGTCGAGCAGGCGTTGGCGCTCGACGAGCGGCAGCGCCTGGAGCTTGGCTTCGTAGTCCGGGTCCTTTCTGGTGAGCGCCGGGTTGTCGGCCAGGCGCATCCGAATGAACGTCAGCGAGAGCGGCGTGACCGCGCGCCCGGCGCGCGCGCGCACGTCGGCGGGGGTGTCGCCCCACAGCAAGCCCTCGCCGTCGCGGACGAACCAGCGGACGACGCCGGAACGGTCGTCGAGCGCGTAGCCCGTCGCGGGGTCGATCCACCACTGGACCAGGCGATGCACCCAGCCGCCGACCGGATCGTCGTCGGGAATCGGGTTCACGGTCGCGCGCACGTACGGGCGCACGCCGCACGTGGAGCGCGCGCGCGAGAAGACATACCAGAATTGCCCCTCGGTGAATTCCTCGAGCTGGTCGAATCCGAGGTAGGCGATCTGGCCGCCGGACTTGGCGAGCTTGTCTTTCTCATGCTGCAGATGCCCGAACGTGATCGACGCGCCGGACGGGAACCACCACGAGCGGGCGGGACTCTGGCGCGGCTGCCCGCCGAGCGCGGGGTACAGGTCGTAGGACTCGTCCCACATGCCGCCCTCTTGCGTGACGCGGGTGATCTCGCGGCGGAAGATGACGGCGCCAAAGCCGGGGTTCCCCACATGCCGGATGGGCTCCAGCATCAGGCCGCGCGTCTTCCCGCCGCCCGCCGAGCCGCCGGCAATGGCAATGTCCGCCGACGACGCGAGGAACGTGGTCTGCGGGCCGGGTTGCGGGCCGGCGACGATCCGACGCGGGCGCGCGGCCGTCGCGGTCGGCATCGTCAGCGCCGGCCGCCGCCGTTCGTGGCCGCGTGCCCGTTCGTCGCGGCCGACGCCCGCGTGGCGCCGGGCGTCTTCGGCGGCGTCGCGTCGCCCCGCCCGTTGTCCGGCAGGTGATACACGACGACGTCGCCGTGCACCGGCACCGGGCCCCCCTCGGGGCCGGTCACCTCCGTGCGCATCCGCCAATCCCCCGGGCGGCGACAGCGGAGCCAATCGCGCGCCGCGCGCCAATCGGGATCGTGGACGCGCCCGGGCACCACGAGGCCATCCGTCAGCGTGCGGTCCGGATCGCGCCAGCCGAACGCCGCTTGCGCCCACACCCCCGCCATGCGGAGTTCGACCTTGTCCTCGGCCTCGCGTACGGCCACCTCAAAATCCGGGTAACGGCCACGCCACGCGGCCAACGTGTCTTCGCTGATCCCCGCGTAGCCGCATGCGACGCGCAACGAGCTGCCGGCGCCGATGGCATCGAGCAGACGGGCCACGCGGGCGGGCTCATATTTCGACGGGCGGCCCACGGCGCGCGGGGAGCGGGGCCGAGGCCGACGCGGACGGCGCGGGCCGGGACGACCCTCAGAGACGTCCACG